ATGGTCGTGTCGATTAGTTGCATGGTGTTGTTGTTTTGGTTTTTAGTCTGCGAATGGCAGCCGCCTTGGCCGCCGTGAATGGATCGGTCGCCTTCGCTGCGAAGGTCGCCCGTGATGAGTTGCGCTTACGGAATTTGAGATTGTCGAAGCCCGTCGCCTTCCCGCTCAGGACATCGCGCACGCCCAGCACATAGTGCGACATCAGCGCCCGCGTGACCCCCAGATCGCGCGCCACCTGGGCCTGAGACTTTGCGCCATTGAGTTGATCTAGGCCGGCCGCAAACGCCAACGCATTCGCCATCACCGGCAGGTTCGCCGTCTCGAGAAGTAAGCCAATGACCTTGCCAAGAATCAGCGCCTGGTGTTCGCGCAGGGCCCTGTCTCGGTATTCCATGACCCCCCTCGCCTTTTCTGGCGAAATACCTAGCTCATCGGCCAATATCTCGTCTTCTTTGTCGATTTCTCCAGCGTAATCGTGGTAATAAACCGCACCGGCCGCGTGAAGGCGGTCGGCTTCGGATGGGAATGTTGGGTGGGCGTGTGGGTTCATTTGAGTGCAGCGGTTTTGATTTTGGGGCCGGAGAGTTTTAAGCCCTCGGCGATTTCTAAAAACCAAGGGCTCTTGAAAAACCGGACCGCGCTGTCCTTGGCGTCTTGCGCGACCATCGTGGCATATTGGCTTTTGTAATCCGTTTTGCGGTCAATGTCGTCGTAGGCTTCAAGGATGATACGCGCGGCCAGCGCGCGGTATCCATAGTCATGGTCGGCGTTCTTGGTCACTTCCCTGCCCTCCTGGCGAACTCCGCGATGAGGAGAGCGTCCGCGATGGCGTGCGTCACCTTAATGGCAGGGAAAAGCTCCTGCGCCCGGCGCTTGCTCACATTCTTGTCGCCCTTGGTTAGGCACCCCATTGCCTTCTGCCACACGGCAGGCCGCACGCGCTCGTAGGGGACGCCCAGCGCGGTCAACGCCATCTGAAGGCGTCCATACCCCTCCCCGAAGGTGAACGCGCTTTTTACGCCCATTTGCGGGCTGCTGTGGACTAATTCCAGCGTGGCCCGCGCGTCGAACAGGTTGATCGAGTCCCGAAGGAGGTCGATGAGGTCGCGGTCGGTCTCGGGCATTTTGTGCGCCCAAGGTTCGCCGCTGGTTGGGATGAATGCGATGCCGCCGCTCAGGCCGGGGTCAACTCCGATGTATAGTTTCATTTCTTGTTGGTTGTTTGTGTTTCTCTCTCGTCCCGTGGGACAAATTGGGATATCGCGCCGTGCATGAGGATCGGGAACGCCCCGCCTCGCTCGCCCTCGCGGTTCTTGACCACCGTCAGCCAGCTCCCCTCGCCGTGGCCGATGAACCACACATGGTCCGAGTGGTGGCCGATAGCCCGCGACTCCCGCAGCTTCGGCGGGTTGTCGTCGTTGAGTTGGGAAGCTGTGACCACGGCCACATTCAGATGAATGGCGAGGGATTTGAGCCGCTTGGTGAGTTCCGAGACATGCTGCTCCCGCGTCTCGTTGCTGCCTAAAGCCCGCAGGTGAACGAGTTGCACATAGTCCACGATCACGATGTCGGCCTTGTCCTTGGCCACCAGCTCACGCACGGCGCCATCGATCTGATCCCACTCGGTCAGCGTGCTCTCGACCTCGAGCGCGTAGTGCGCCAGCTCGGCCGTGGCCGCTGTGAATTTGTTAAGGTGCTCGTTGTTAGCGTCCGCACGGTTCACATACTTGAGGACGCCGATGTTAAAGCCACACATCGCCGAGAGAATCCGGCCCACTACTTGGGTCGCCGGCATCTCGAGGGAGAAGACCGCCACGCGCTTGCCAGCCCGCAGGGCATGAAGCGCCATTTGAATGAGCATGATCGACTTGCCGCCCGAGGTCGGAGCCGCCACGGTCAGGAGTTCCCCCCGCTTGAGTTGTGCCGTGCGATCCAGTTCGCCCAGGCCGGTGCCGAAGCACTCCGTCGGCTCGGTCTTTTCCATTTCGATCGTCAGGTTTTTGATGATGTCTTTCAACCCCGCCCTCTGCGTGTCCTGCATCGCCGCCGTCTCGGTCAATACCTGCGCCAGCCCCGCGATGTCCCCCTCCTGCCGGAGAAAGCCCTCCTCCGCCTTGCGGACCGCCGAGAGAGCCGTGCGGTAACGCCGCGCGTCCATGAGGTAGCCGCGATGCCATGCCGCCGTTCCCGGATCGCCCGTCGGCATGACCGTGCTGAGATCGATCAACTCCTGAGCGCCCCCCGCGTCGTCGAGCAACCCCTGCCGGTCGAGGAGGGACTGAACGGCGAAGAAATCCGTCGAGACGCGCGCCTCGTGGAGTTCCCGGATCGCGCGGAGGATGATCCGGTGCTTCTCGTAAAAAAACAGATCCTCCGGCCAGCTCATCGCATCCAGGCAGGCAAAGTTCTGGAGGAGGCACGAGATCGCCGCCCGCTCGCTCGATTCGCTCAAAGGCACCGCCGCCTTTGGCATGGGGAGAATCTTTTGTTCGATCATTGCGTTCATAGGGTCATGACGGGCGCGTTGCCGTAGGCAACCGCCTTATTATTCTTATCTAATCTGGTAACGCTTTTGTAACGGTCTGAGCGTTTCACTTCCGTTACATCACCGTTACTGCGATGCTTCGTGACTCTCCGACCCATAAGCGCCCTCTCCTTAGCGGTTTGACTGCAATGGCGGTCAAAGTTCACGAAGGTGATTTTCGCATCTTTCACGCGCAACCACCCCGCTTCCACCATGCTTTCCGCGAAGCCCTCGCGCTCCGCCAATTTGTTCAAATGTGCAAACGCCGCGATTGTTGTAACGCCGTCAGCGTTACAATTGCGTGACGCCCAGCCCCACACCTTGATGAGCGCCCCGACCACCGCATTCGTGTCCATCTTCGTCGCCTCGGCGATCAGCAAAACCTCGGGTTTTTCCGGTAGGTGAAGCTCAACTTTAATCCATTCGGCCATTAGTTTGTTCCTTTCAAAAAAATGTCGGTGTTATCCCGTGCAGCCTCTTATTGATGAGGCCGACATATTCGGGGTTGAGTTCGCAAAGAATCGCGCTGCGGTTGTTCTCCATAGCCACTTGAGCCGTGGTGCCGCTCCCTCCAAATGGATCGAGGACGAATCCGCCCCTCGGTGATCCGGCCAAAATGCAAGGCTCGATAAGATCGGGAGGGAATGTGGCGAAGTGTGCGCCGCTGTAAGATTTTGTTGGAACACTCCAAACCGATCTGCGGTTTTTTTTGTCTCTTATCGGTAACTCCTCAAGTGTTTTGCCCCCAAGATGCCCCGCTGTTCCGCTATGTTTTTTATTCTCTGTCTGGTTCCCCCAGCGCTCCCATTTCGCGTCTTCCTCAATGCTTGCGGCGTCGTAGAAATACCGCGCCGACTTAGAGAGCAGGAAGATGTATTCATGCGCCTTGGTGCAACGATCTTGCACCGATTCCGGCATGGGGTTCGGCTTGTGCCAAATGATGTCTTGCCGGAGATACCAGCCGTCCGCTTGAAGGGCGAAAGCTACGCGCCACGGGATGCCGATGAGGTCTTTGTGCTTAACGATTGTTCCTGCAAAGGAACCTGACATGCGGTTTGCCGCTTTTCCCTTCGGGACTAATGTCCCTGTGCTACTCCCCCGTGTTGTGTCTGGAGTTGCTTTCCCATCACGGAATGAAGCATAACTATCCCCAAGGTTTAGCCAGAGAGTTCCGTCATTCCTTAGCACCCGCTTGACCTCTCTGAATACTGTGACCAACTGCTCAACAAAGGCATCCGGCGTTTGTTCAAGGCCGATTTGATCCTCGCATCCGTAGTCGCGCAGGCCAAAGTATGGCGGCGAAGTCACGCAGCAATTCACGGATTGGTCTGGTAAAGACTTAAGAGTCTGGCGGCAGTCGCCTTGTAGGATTTTGAAATTAGGCATCATTATTTCCTTCCCTTTCTGGGGTTCAGTTCCGCGTCCACGAGATACTCCCGCACCCGTGCCAAATCCGCCTCGGCCTGCTCCCGCTCCTCCAGCGCGTAAGTGTGCTGGTAGGTCGGGAATGGCTTGGCACGGTGCAAACGCGGCCCGATTGGGACATCGTTCGCGCAGATGGCCAGCCGGAGCGCGAGGCGGATATGGCGGGGATCATTCATCAAAACGGAATCTCGTCCGCTTCCGCCGCCGAGGTTTTGGGTTTCGGAGCCGATTCGGTCGGGAGCATCCAGCGCTCGATCTTGTTGAAGCGATGGCCGTTGTCCGTTCCCTCCTCTTCGCCGAGGAGCGCCCAGGCGCTCACGCCGACCAAATCCTCCGCCTCGATGGTCACCTCTTCGCCAGGCACAACCGCCTGCCCGCAGGCCGCGCGGAATTGGTCGATCTTCCAAGCCGCCTTCGGCGTGAAGGTCAGGTGCTCATGGATTTCCGGCCCTTTGTCGCCGTTCGGCAAGATCACCTTGCAAATCAGCTTGATCATCGGGTTCCCCGCTTGGCTCAATTTCTCCACCGCGCTGACGACCTCGAGCTTGTATTTTCCCGGCTCTACAAAATAGACCGGTTTGGGTTCTGTCTGTGTATATGTTGGCATATTCTAGTTGTTTTTGAGTTTTGCTTGACGAAGCGTAGTGATCGGCGCGCCCGTCTTGATCGCCGTCTCGTCAACCTCCACGCCCGAATCGGCGCAAAATTGACGGAAGTTCTTGCCCGACATCTTGCCGCCCATGGCTAAGATCAGGGTCTCTTTGGAAACATTGGCCGCTGCCTTGGCGATGGCATCGGCCTCCACATAATCGCGGCCGGCCATGCTTGAGACCTTCCAGCCGGGGATTTCCTCCCCATCGGATAGCCGCGCCTTGAGGAGTTCGATCAGAGGATCGGCGAGATGCTTCTCCGCCGCCTTCCAGTTCGCCGCAAAGACCGAGAGCGCCAGCGGGTCCGCCGCGATCTCCGCGCGGATCTCGTCCAGCGCCCGCTCGCCCCGCACCAGCGCCAAAGCCTCGGAAGATTGGCGAACAATGGCCCGGCAGGAGTTGAAATTGGCACACCAACCGCAGTATTCATTAGGCGTCGGCTCAGCCGTGCGGCTGGATGCCTCCGCGATGAGGTTGCTGACCGTGGCCTCTGCCTGGTCGCGGGTGAAGTCGTAAGTTCTACGCAATCGCTGGTCGATGTAGATGACATGAGCCGTCCACGAATTCGCGAAGTGCTCTTGCATGCAGGCCAGCGCGTAGCAACATAGCTGATTTCTATATTTGCGAATTTGTCCGGTTTTGCAGTCCGCGACCCACTTGGCGCGAACGCATACCGCGTCCGCCGTTCCCGGTCGGGAAAGCCCCGGCACCTCCATGCCCAAATGCTCCTCCCGCGTTTCCACATGGTAGCCACCGGAGAGGACGCGCAGTTCATTCACGCCCCACTCGACCGCCTTTTTGTCCTCCGCATTGAGCGTGTCGAAGGTCGTGGGATCGTCCATGAAAAGCTCGCGGAGAGCTTTGTCGAGCAAGGTGCCACGCTCGGCGGCCGCGCTGGCCCCCGGCGCGCCCGTAAAGAGCGCGCACTCTTCCAGCTTGTCCGTAGAGGATGGGGAGATTTCTTTGATCACGCCGCCACCTCCATCTGTGCGGCCTTCGCCTTCGCGACCAAAGCCTCGGGCCGTGCCACGATCTGCTGGCGGAGTTTGGGATTCGCGTCACGCCATGTCTGCCCCTCGGTGAGCGATCCGTTAGCGATGAGGAAAGCGTTGACGATCTCCTCGTTGTCCTCGAGGGCGGCCACCGACTCGCGGCCGATGATATCCACCGCAGGCGCCGAGGTTTTGGGTTTTGCCACCGGCTGGAAGAGGTGAGCGACCGCAGACCACTCCATCGGAATCTCGTCCGGCAGTCCCGAGCGGGTCTTCGCGTCGTAAGCCGCCGAGTGCGTAGTATAAATGACCCTCTCCTTGCCGCCGATCCCCTTGGCCTTGCCGTTCTCTTGCGAGACTGCTTTCGTTTTAAACCGGAAGAACCACAACTCGTCTGCCCATTCCTTAACAAGGGGCGAACATTGCTTATGAAGTTTCAATTCATACCTGTCATAAGCTGCCATGAGATCAGGCGGTTCCACCCGTTGAACCTTTGAGTGAGCGATAACCACGACATTTTTGCCGCAGTCAATCAGGCGATCCAATGTGCCAAGTAGTCGGCTCAAGCGTTCTGCAAGCATCACCCACCCCTTGCCGAATGGTATTTTTTCTAAGCTCTTAACTTTTTCCTGCTCGCAAATGCACTCACGGCAAATCGTTTCGACTCTATCAATAGAATCGATAATTATTGTTTCGTGATTTGTTGTCTTTGCAGAATGAATTGCAGATTCAAATTCATTCCAAAGCTCAATCTTTTGCGCTGGGTTTGTTTCCAACTCCCACCGTTCCAAATTTATCCTGTGGCTTCCGTTTTCCACATCGATTAAAACGGGATTTGGGAAATTTGCTGAAAAAGTCGTTTTTCCAACACTTTCCACGCCGTAAATAACGACCCGCTGCGGCCGTTGTTGTTTTCCTTTTGATATTTTCATCACTCTTTGTTTCTAATTGTTGCGCGTTTTTTAGGATGCGCGCCCCCCTTGGCTCCTGCCCTCCGGCTTAAGGTCGGAAGGCGAAGCGGAAATTCATTTGCTATTCGTGAATGGCGTATCTCATTCGTCCGACGGCGAGTAAGTCAGGCAGCTCCACCGCAGTTCCGTCTCGGCTCGAAGCGCCGCCGCGAAGCAGTCCACGCATAGCGGCCCGAGGTCTTTGTCCACGAGGTGCGCCACCACGGTCTTGCCCTCGCAGGTGCAGAGGTGGCAAAAGCTCGAGTCGACCGAGGCGTTTTCGATGAGATCCATGGCGCTCAGTCCTGGTCATCGAATTCCCTCCACCGGCGCTCGCGTTCCTTCCGGCGTTGCTCCATGTCGCGGAACCGGTTCAGAATTGTTTGCTGGCCGGACCAGTAGGCGGCGAATACCGACCCGAGCGTCACCAGGGCCAAAATGAAACCCTCCCATGCGCTCATCGGGCGTCCTCCGGTGGGTTTGGGAACGGCATCCAATGCGTGACATCGACATCGACTCGGCAGGCATTCAGCCACCGCCAGACGCGGCCGTCGTGAAAGCCAGCCTCAACATGCCCGTCCTCGGCCGCCACGATGACATCGGTGTCGCTGTCCGGCATTTGCTCCTCAACGGAAAGCCATGCGGTCATTTCGCCAGCCTCCAGGTGATCGCCGCCAAAATGAGCGGCAGGGTGACGATCTGCAAAAACTCGATGGCGTAGCCCAGGCACCGGAGCGTCGTGTCGGCGTCCATTATTTTGCCCTCCGCTCAAAGACCACCGCGAAAGGCGTGACCTTGAATGTGCGCCAGAATTTCAGCCGAGCCTCGGCCGGCGTGGCCGCGTGGATGTAATCGCCGAAGGGTCCAAAGACTCCGTTGGCGGTGCAGAGGTAGAGATTCATCACGCCGCCCTCCTCATCGCCATCGCGGCCGACTTGGCCGTTTTGTTTCCTTTAGTGACGGCAAGCGTCGAAACGACCTCCTCGAGAGATTGAAATCTCCAATCGCGCCCGACCTTGATCGCAGGGATCAAATTTAGGCGGGCATATTTCCGAACGGTGAAAGGCGCGAGTCGGAGTTCCGTGGCGAGTTGCTCGACGGTGATCATTTCTTCGCCCTCCGTTTGCTTTTGCGTTCCACCATTTCGCGGACCGCTTGAACGATCACCTTGCTCATGGTGGTGCCGTTTGATTCGGCCTCCCGCTTAACCTCCTGCCAGAGGTCTAGTGGGAAGCACGCTCCCTGTTTTTTGTTCGTCGCTGTCATGCGGTGCACTTTTTTATTTCGGTGCACTTTTATCAATAAAAATCTGTCAATGGGGTGTTCACCCCATACAAAGATTTTTATTGACATCCGCATGGGGACTAGGTTTGCGGGCGAATATATTTTTTTGGTGCACCGAAAAAAAGATCGGTTGCAAGTGGTGCACCTTTGCCTTTTATTTCAAATCATGGGCCGCAAAAAAAAACCGGATTCTGAAAAATCCACAAAGCCGGGGGTGTCGCTCGACGCCGAATGCCGCGACATTTTGAGCAAGATTCGGCAGTATGAATATGAAACCGAGCGCACCGATATGGCCCAAGCTCAAGCCATCAGAAAGTGCATCCGCCTCGCATGGGATTTGCATTACTCTAGAAAGTTAAATCAGGGAAAAGTCCAGTCGGGTGTTGGTGCAGTGATCGAGCCGGGGTCCGAAACTTTAGATTCTGGTCACTCAACTCCTACGAAGAAAAGCTCCCGGAAGGCTGGATAGGGCAGGTTCACGATTTAACAGACCCCGACAACCCTATGCCCGTCATGCGCTGGCCCGATTTTTTTCGGGGG